ATCTTCCTTGTTGTCGTAATGTGTACGTAAATTATCTTCAATCACTCTCATCTTGAAGTCCTGTTCCATCGTTAATGGTATAGGTAGCTTCGGGCGTCCAGAGTTTGGGTTCATTTTTTTCGGTATCATAGTCCTCGATTGTAAGTATTCGGGCTAACCTTGCATTGAGTAAAGCATCTTCTTCAGTTAATCCTTTGTCTTCAAATGCTTTTACAACTGTAGCCCATCTATAGCCTTCCTTATTAAACAGAGTTTCAGCTCTCTTTACTCCTATCCCCGGTACTCCACTGTAGCCATCTGTTTGATCGCCTGCTAGTGTCTGAATCAGATGCCATTTAGCACCCTCTTCTGGTGTAACTGTGATAGTATCTTCAAGGTTGTATAATTTACCGGGTATCTGTCTCATATCCTTATCAGGAGAGACAATAACATTGCCGGGATGTTTGGTAGCATAGATACCCATAGTATCATCTGCTTCAAGTTCGCTCATAGTAATTACGTTATATTCTATACGTAAACTATTTATAACACGTTTGTATCCGCAGGGCTTCTTTCTATTTCGATGACCTTTGTATTCTGGGGAAATTTTTTTCCTAAAATTTTTGGTGTCTGAGAAGAAAAGCACTGGCTTTGCAAAATCACCAAAATGGGATTTAATCTTCTCTATTTCATTTTTTACAGCTTTATAAGCTTCACTGAAGTTAGATGTAACAAATATAACATCTTCTCCGTAATCTATCTCTGTTTCACAGGCTGCACAGCATTTATATACTATGTAGTCTGCATCTATTAATAATCTCATGGTGGTTTTAATGTACGTCTGCCCAAGTATTGCCTATATGAGCTTCAGCTTCTATAGGACATCTTAAGCGGTAATATTCGCCTGCCATTTTGGCTGCAAGCTCTAGCCATTTTGCCAATTCTTCACAATCACGAGGATAACATTCATAGTTGAGTTCATCGTGCACGAATGATAGCTGATGTGCGTCTTGTGGAAGGCACTCGTTTATGGTGACCATCCATCTTTTGGCGATTGTCGCTGCGCTTCCCTGTAAGAGGTAATTGAGAAACTTATGCCCTTTGTCAACGCTGATACGACGACTGTCGATGGCGTTTGCGTAACCTCTTTGGCTACACTTCTGGCAAGCCTGTAGCAGCTCCGCAAGACCCGGAATGGCATCAACATAAGCTTTACGTATATCTGCTCCTTTCTTGGCCGCTTCATTTTCTGATAATTGTTTATCAAAGCTTCTCCCTAGTTTGATGTTACCTGCTCCATAGAGGAAGGCATACGTGACTGTTTTGACTTGTCGTCTTGTGATTCCGATTCTCTCGGCATTCGTGGCGTGGATATCTCCGGTAGTGAGGATTCTGGAATAGCGTCCTTTATCATATCTGGCGAGATAGTGGGCAAGCATCCTGAGCTCAATACCGCTAAGATCGGCAGATACCAGAACTTTAGTAGGTGTTGCGGTGAATAGTTTTCTAAATCTTTCATCTGATGGTACTTGTGCTAAATTTGGTTTTCTGTGTGCACACCTAAATGTATTGGTGGCAACTGAACAATGATGGTGTATTCTATTAGACGTCGTAACAAGCTTTTGCCAAGCGTTCACGCCTTCCGAGATCATCCCCAATTTCTTGGTAATATCTAGACATCGAAGAAACAGTAGGGCTGTCTCCGACCCAATATCCTTTAATACAGTCTCGTCTATTACTGGTTTTCCTGTCGCTGTTAGCTGAGTCGGTGTCCAGTTCTCGTGGGTCTTCAGAATCCATGCTATGTGGTCTCTCGATGTTGGGTTAAGTTGTTTAAGTTTTGTAAATGGGCATCCTTGTACGTACCCTTGTGTCCGGTTATTTCGCTTAGGTGTAAACAACGCTCCTGCAACGAACCCGTATTTTGATCGTAATATTCCAGTAGCTTCTTCCATTTCTCTTCGCAGAGTTGATTCGAGTTCACACGCTGCTCGTCCGTCGAAATACCATCCATGTTCTTCTTGTTTTTGTAATATGTGGGCGACCTGATGTTCTAATTCAACCCAATCAGGTAAGGTTGGAAATGGTGGCATAGTTTCCTCGTAACAATTGTATCTTGTTCGCAGTAGTCTTCCATCTCTTTACTCCATTCCTTCCAGTCAGACGTTTCTCCAAAGTTCCCTTTGTATTCGCCTAGTCTGTAGCCGTAGGATTCGAGTGAGTGGCGACCATACAGCTTAGTTGGCATACCTTCGACTTGTAATTTCTTATCAGTTGAAATCATGTCAGGGTGGTATAACCTTGATAATACCAGTGTATCAACAATTCTACCCTTTGGTTGAAAGAATGGGTAGACTCTCTTGATCACGGGTATATCAAACCCTATAATATTATGTCCAATAATAGTGTCAGCATCCATAAGAGATGTAACAGCATTAGTTATTGGCATTGCTTGTCCAGTGTCGTTGAATCTTTCAACTTCACCAGTCTCATAGTCCATAACGACTATGCAGTGTATTTCAGTCCTCTCTGCGTTCAGAGGTGTTGTCTCTATGTCGAACAGGAGGGTAGTAGGTTTTGTCTCTGAATTTGGCTTGTTCAATGTCTCTCCTTGTTGGTGGGTTCGGTCTAATAAGCCTAGAAGTCGACTGCTGCGTCGAAACTAGGTTCGGTATTTGTCTCAGTTTCATAAAATTTACAAGTGGATAAATCATACTCTAGTCTGGTAGCGACTCCAACTTCGCCTGAATATCTGTTTTTAAGAACTCTAACAGTTGTAGTGTTGTTGTCATCTTCGCTCTGTTGGTCTCGTTCCAAAGCGATGACGCAATCGCTGATTTGAGAGATCGAATGAGAACCTCGTAATTGTCCGAGGGATACACGTCCTCCCTCCTCGTGCGCATTACTGTCACTGTTGCTTCTCCTTAAGTGTGATACTAAAAATAATGTGATTCCTGTACGTTCGACTAAACTACGCAGCCTAGTCATGGTGGAGTCTATCATTCTTCTTTCATCACCATCAAGTCCTGATAGCAATATTGAGAGGTGGTCTAAGAATATAACACGACATTCCAATCCACTGGCAAGGTACTCGATCCTGTTGTAAATAACATCTGGGTCAAAGCTTCCAAAGCCATCAAAAAGATAGACATTCCAATTAGCAAGCGTATTATCGAAATGTTGTTTGAGTTCATCCTCTTCGTGTTCTCCGATATGAAGTGCCTTACCTACAGCAGCTGACATTAAGCCAAGTGCTGTACGTTTTGTGTTAGACTCTAATTCTAAGACACCAACAGTCTCACCTTTCTTACAAAGGCTAGATGCTAGATCTCTAACAAATGAAGTCTTACCACTACCAGTTCCAGCAGTGATTGTGATTAATTCACCATACCTTATACCATGTAACTTCTCATTAAGTCCTTTATATTCGTACTCATGAGCACATGGAGGCGATGGTTCAGTTACTATATCAAATAAACTTTTACCATCTAAGATTCCGTCTGGGCGGTATGGTTTTGCATCCCAGATAGCTCGTCTGATACTGTCAGCATCCCCAGCTTGGAGAGCATCTGAAGCATCTTTATAATTTTCGAGTCTAGCCACCTTGACTCTACCGGACGGGAGTATTCCCGAGGCAAGTTCAGTGGCCTGACGCCCTGCATCGTCGTTGTCGAAGAACAGGACGATTTCCTGATATCCCTGTAAGAATGGGATTTGTTTTTGTAAGTCCTTTTTGGCACTTGCCGCACCATGAGGTAAGCTGACCATTGGCCAGCCTGACATAACCTCGTAACAACTGGCTGCATCTAATTCTCCTTCAGTGATAACAATTCGCTTGCCAGTAGTAGGAAATAGGTGTTGACCAAAAAGCGTATCTGTAGATCCTCCTTCGTAATGGAAGTCTTTCGATTTTGTTTTGATTTTAAAGCCAACAACTGAGCCATCTGTTCCGTAATATGGGAAACGTAAGGTGTTACCATATCTGTAAATTCTGTAGAAGTTGTTGGTTGATTCGCTGATTCCTCGCTTTTTAAGGGCTTCTGCTTCTCCGAGGAACTTTGCTTTTGTTTTACTGCTGTCATTCGTCATGTGTGTTGTGGGTGTGTCCCCTTCCGCAGGGGTGTATGTTTGACACACGAAACAGAACTTGTGACCATCAGAGTAAACTGAGTTAGCATCTGATGAACCACATTCATTACAGGGTTCGTGTGCCACAAATTCGCTTTCATTCATTATATTAACCAATCTATGGGGATTGCGTGTACCGCTGCCCACTTAATGCCATGTCTTTCGCACCATTGGGCATAGGTAGTTTTTGATTTCTTTGAAATCTTATTGAAAGGTGCTTGGAATACCATTCGTAAGTCTATATCAGGGTTATCCTTAACTACAGCTAGTATCTTACGTCTGTCTTTTGCGTCCCAATAACCTTTCGATTCAAGATAGATTCCATTAGGTAGTATGAAGTCAGGGTTGTAGTGGTGCATAATAGTATACGCTACTTGACACGTCTCGTACTCATATGGCACTTTTAACTGATCTAATAGAGCAGCTACCTGTTCTTCTAACTTAGACCTAAAAGTCCTCTTCTTCTTCTTCATTTACAGGTGTGGGTTGTGATTGTGATGTTGCTTTGAATCCATCAGTTGTACCGAATAGATCAGCTACATCAGCATCGTCCATAGTGTCTGTATCGACCCCAGCACCTTCTTTTATTGCGACAACCTGTACACCAAGTAGCTTAAGACTACTTCCATAGGTAACTCCATCTTTGAGTATGTAAGGCTTCTGAAAGAAACCAAGCTTAACTGTAGATCCTCCATATAGTGGTGTCTTCTTATCTGTAACTGGTGTTCCCTCGGTGTCGACTACGCCGGGTCTCTTATCTTCTCCCCATGAGAATTTGATTTTATA